CGCGTTTTTGAAAGCCGAAAAGACTAATTTAAGTGTTAAGAGCGATCCAGCTCCTAGGCTGATACAGTTTCCAACGCCGCGTTACTCTCTCGAACTAATGACTTACCTTAAGTGTAGCGAGAAGAAGTTTATGCGAGCCATTGATGCTGTGTGGGAGGAACCAACTGTCATGAGTAGTTACAATTGTGAACAACTTGGATCTATTATGGCCCAGAAATGGGACAGATTTAGAAACCCTGTTGCTGTACCATTGGATTTCTCACGATTTGACCAACACACTAGCACATCAGCACTGGATTATGAGTTTGAGTTTTACAAGTCCGCTTTCCCTGGGGACGAGCATCTAGAAATGTTATTATCGTGGCAAAGACAGCCGCACGGCATAGCCGTAGCACAAGATGGAGCGATAAAATACAGATGTCCCGAGGGTGGCAGAGGATCAGGACAAATTAATACCTCAATGGGCAACAAATTGATAGTTTGTGGCTTAATGTGGGAATATTTTCAAGAAATCGGACTTGAGGCAAGTTTGGCAAACATGGGAGATGATTGTGTTATATTTTTGGAGAGTGAAGACCTCTCTTTATTAACGTCCACCTTACATAGTTGGTGGATGAAACGTGGATATAATGCAATTTCAGAAGAACCCTGTTATGCTTTAGAGGAAATCGAGTTTTGTCAGTCTAAACCCGTTGAAGTGAATGGTAATTATGTCATGGTTAGATCGCCTATGAAGGCTTTGACCAAAGATTGTGTTTCAATGCAATCTTCGGAAACTACAAAGCAATTGGCATCAACTTATATGGCTATTAGCACTTGCGGGCGTATTATTAACTCGGGAGTACCTATTTCGTTTTCTCTCCATAGCGCACTTCATCGAGCAGCAAAACGCCATGTTAAAGATGTTGAGATTGATCCAACATTTTTCTTTAAGTGCGTCGAATTTGGAAACTATGAGAGAATGCGAGGGTTGACATATCAAAGAAAAGATATTTCAGATTCAACCCGCTTGTCTTACTTTAGAGCGTTTGGTATTACCCCAGACACTCAAATACTCATAGAGAATTATTATGATTCTCTGACTCTTTCGTTTGAGGAAGGTGTGGAAAACGTAAATTCATTTGAATTATACAACAAGCTTTCACACACTCTCTTAGACAACATTTTAATAGATTAACCCTGGGAACTAGAACTAAGACTAGGAAGGTTAATTTA